CTATATGATCAGACACCCCGGTCAAGCGATCAATGTGATCCTGCTTGATATAGAGCGGGCTAAATTCCTCTTCAGCCCATTCCATGAGTCGGTCTTTGGCCCAGTTAACATTGAACCCTAAACTTTCCGGCGTAACAGTCACAGGGATTTCCCTGTAAGTCTCTCCGTTGTAATAAAAGCGGATTGAGCAATCATCTACTCTTGCAGAGTACTCCGGGAATAAATTGGTGTACTCAATGTCTACGCAAATAAGCCCGTAGTCTTCAGTGTGATCTATTATTTCTATCATCTTTCTATCTCCCTAGTTGGTTGAAGTAATCACACTAGAAAGCACTCATTGAATGCCTTCTATGTGGCTACTCAGTTGCCAGAAAAGTTGTCCAGCCCTGATATCGCGCATCATAAGCGTTGTCTGTGCTGATTGCCCCATCGTAATACCCGTTAGGGCCGTGGAATTCATATTGATATTTTCCAACCTTCCAGACCCAAGCATCTTTGTTGATCTTGTAGCCAGCAGCTTTAACATCCTCAACAATACTAGATAGCATTTGTCTGCAAAAAATAATGTTGTCGTTTTCCATCTTTGTCTCTCCCTAGTTGTTTATTAACTGTTTAACTTTGAAGCTAACTGCTGACCAGCGCAGCTTAGCGATTTTGACTGCGAGCAGAACAGCAGACTTGCGAGGCTTAACGCCAAGCTCATCAGCCGCATACTCAGCAGCTGCACGGGTTGCCGCCTTCCAGCAACAAGCCACGTCATAAGTAGTGAAGGCAGCGTCTGCCATTTCACCGATTTGACTATCCGTCAGATAAGCCATTTTTGTCTCCCTAGTTGGTTAGTAGTCACATTAAAAGCTACTCATATGAGCAGCTTCTATCTGATCACTAGCCTGTCATCAAATCCGCCTGTGAGTAGTCAATTGACAGCATCACCAAATCCGCCTGTGAGTAGTCGATTGACAGGAATGCATCCCAGTCGTAACCGTCGAACATTTCATCTAGATCAAATCGATCATCATCATTGATGGCATGGGCCATGAGGTAGCTATTTTTGCAGTGCAGGATATCGCTGGCAGTGAAACGCATTGACCCTTTAGCTTCCCAGATAGCTTTCAATACAAACCACTTAGCTACCATTGGAGCGCTGAATTTTGGGGCGAGATCAAAGGGGCAAGATTTCCTATGCTGCCGCTCATCCTTGATTTCAGAGTCCAGCATTATCTGCCTGTAATCCTTCCAGTCCTTAATAGTCAATGGATACAACCTGTTCCATCCTTCAGTGATTAAATCCGTTACCTGTTTTTTATTCATTGGCATCTGTGTATCTCCCTAGTTGGTTTTAGTTACATCAGAAAGTACTCTTGCGAATACGTTCTAATTTAACTTTTCAGCTTTGTGAGTAAGTTGGCAGATGGGCAGCTTTCGGGCTCCAGTTGGATTCAACCCTACGGTTCAGCATCTGTTTAGTTCTCGCACCGCTGACGGTGCTGCACGGCTGCGCTGCTTGCGCTCATCGTGGCCCCAGCACATTTACCTGACTGGAAGGTGAGGCCGAAGCCTGCGGATCATGGCGGAGATCCCGTAACCGTCAAACCAAAACATCAGTGCGAACTGTAAACTATAAACAAGCAATACGCAACACCCATTGTTGAATAAATAGTTATTATTTTGTATCGCTTGATTGGCAGGTCATCATGGCAGGCCTGATCAGACTGGACGGTTTTACTCAGGGCAGTCAGGAGGTGGAAAAGTCTATGCACTATCTATACCTAGAAAAAAATGGTCAAACACGGCTGAATGGTAGTGATAAACGACTGCTGATGGGTGTTCAATAACGCATGTTTGTAAGTACTTGATATGTAACAAGAATCGGCAATTTAGGGATTTAAGGTGGAAGTCATGCTGTCACCCAGACCTGAGCAAAAACGCCTCACAGAGCCCCAGAATGCGTGTAGTACGTGTCAAGTGTTATTTGTCATTATTCGGTGAATAGTTAACAGACTACTCTTGATATCATCATGACGGGGAGCAGTCTAGAATTAGCGTATCAATAGATAAGGGCAGCGCCATGGCATTAAAGAAGCTAACACCCAAACGTGCATTGTTTGCTCGGTGCGTTGCATCTGGCATGACGCAGGCGGACGCATACCGGGAAGCTTATGACCCGAAAGCCTCAACTACTAATGCTAGCATCCACACGCTAGCATCTAGGCTAATGTCAGAGGTTGAGCTTAGGTCAAGAGTCGATGCGCTAATAGCCCAACGTGACAAGGCAGTATCCGCCTCTGCCGTCAGTGACAGAGACAAAGTCCTGAGGAAGCTTCGCCAGTGGATGGATGAAGCTGAACCTGCTGACAGTATCAAGCTCCGGGCAGCTGAACTGCTAGGACGATCAGCTGGCTTGTTTGTGACGGAGATGAATGTGAACACCAGCCAGCAGAGAGACCCAGCCGAGGTAGCGGCAGCGATCCAGCAGCGATTGAGCCAACTAGCTGACCAGCCAGATAAGGATGACCAGCCCAGTGATGATGAAATCCACTAGCAGACCCGGATTTCTGGCGGGGCGCACCCCGGGCATACCCATCCCCCCTGTGGCTAGGCCGTACCTTAAATTATTATTACATAGTAATCCGCTCAAATAATTAGTATATTTTACGAAATTAGTTTTTTGACGCATAACACATGTATTCCCATAGGTTTTATTCCTATATAAAGAGTTGTTTTGTGCCATAAAAAAATTTTTTGCAGATTTTTGGCGTTATTTTACCGATGCATGTTGCATAACTTGTCAAGGGAGGTAATATGTTAGACTTAAAGCACAGCTACGCACTAGGAATACTACTAGTCTAAAAGTACTTCTCTAGTTAATAGTATTACTAATTCTTTATTTAAGGAGTATCTCTAGTTACTAGCAGTATTCCTAGTTACTAGTAGTACTACTAGTAGTCAAATGAGAATCCTAAATGCCCTATGTAAATAAGCCAAGGCCTTATAAGAAAGAATATGAACAACAGAAGAAGAGAGGGGAGCATCCTATTAGGATGGTACGTCAAACGGCTAGGCGTAAGGTAGATAAGACTGGCAAAGATAAGAATAAAGACGGTAGAGCAGACAAAAGAGAGGGTAAGGATATAAGCCATAATAAGATGCTTAGCCGTGGTGGGACTAACAAGGATGGTTACAAGATTGAAAGTTCCAGTAAGAATCGTAGTCGTAACGGTAGGATTGTAAAGAAAAAGACTAAAGCAAAACCCAAGACTAAGAAAAAGAAATAATGTCCCTTGAAAAAAGAATAGATCCTAATCTACTAGGGAAAATAGATAAGCTTCCTTTAAATGAACAGGCAGAGATTCTTGAGTTGCTTGAGGAATTGGAAGAGGCTGAGAAGAAAGAAAAGGCCCGGGATAGTTTTTTAGGATTTGTTGATAGTGCATGGCCTGCCTTTATAGAGGGTAGACATCACAGCATTATGGCAAATGCTTTTGAACGTGTTGCCAGAGGTGAATTAAAGCGGCTGATCATTAATATGCCGCCAAGGCATACTAAGTCAGAATTTGCATCCTATCTTTTGCCAGCTTGGTTTTTAGGTTTGTACCCTGAAAAAAAGATTATCCAGACAGCACACACCGCTGAGTTATCTGTTGGGTTTGGCAGGAAAGTTCGTAACCTCGTAGACAGCGTCGATTATAAAAATATTTTCCCGGCTGTTGGATTAAGGGCTGACTCCAAAGCTGCTGGCCGCTGGAGCACTAATAAAGGTGGAGAGTACTTTGCAATTGGTGTTGGCGGTGCCGTAACAGGTAAGGGCGCTGATCTTTTAATTATTGATGATCCCCACAGTGAGCAGGAAGGCCAGAGTTTAGATCCTTCAGTGTTTGATAAAACCTATGAATGGTATACCTCAGGGCCAAGACAGCGATTACAGCCCGGAGGGGCCATCGTTATTGTCATGACACGCTGGCATAAAAGGGATCTAACGGGGCAGATACTTAAAGCTTCCCTGCAAAGGACAGGTACAGATGAGTGGGAATTAATTGAATTCCCTGCAATTATGCCATCTGATGAGCCATTATGGCCTGAATTTTGGCCAAAAGATGAACTTGTTTCTCTTAGGAATGAACTCCCCGCTGGCAAATGGAATGCCCAATACCAGCAGAATCCGACTTCAGAAGAAGGCGCATTAGTTAAAAGAGAATGGTGGCGGGTCTGGGAAAAGGAAAAACCACCCCATTGTGAGTTTATTATTCAGTCTTGGGACACCGCATTCTTAAAAACGCAAAGGGCAGACTACTCTGCCTGCACAACGTGGGGTGTATTTTACTTGCCCAACGATGAAGGGCTGGATCAACCTAATATTATTCTTTTGGATGCATATAAGGAACGGTTAGAGTTTCCAGAACTAAAGCGCACGGCCTATGAGTTCTGGGCAGACTGGCAACCCGATGCATTTGTTGTTGAAGCAAAGGCGGCAGGGACACCGCTTATATTTGAATTAAGAGCAATGGGCATCCCGGTCAGTGAGTATACACCGTCCCGTGGCAATGATAAGATTTCCAGAGTTAATGCAATATCAGATATGTTTGCATCTGGAATTGTGTGGGCTCCTGAGACACGGTTTGCAGAAGAAGTGATTGAAGAATTTGCAGCTTTCCCCGCAGGGGAACATGATGACCTAGTCGATTCTTCCACACAGGCGATGCTTAGGTTTAGACAAGGCGGGTTTTTAAAACTAAATACAGATGAAGAAGATGAGCCCTTTTATAAAAAAACAGCTAACTACTATTAAGGATTATGTATGCCAGTTCATTATGACAGTACGAGCCCTAAGCCTAAAAATACTAGAGAAGTTAGATACAAAGGCGGTGGAAAAACCGTTGCCAAAACCGTTGCCAGAGGCAGCGGCGCAGCAAGAACCCAGTACTTCAGGAAAAACGGCTAAATCAAAAAAACCAAGGAGAGTAATTTTGACAAAGAAAAGGACTCAAAGATGAAAAAGAAAGGAAACAAGAAATCTAGGAAACGTATGCAGTTTGGTGGCGAAGCGACTGCACCACCGGGTAGCAGGGCCAGACGTACACGGGCGCCCGCTGCTGGCGCTGGTTTAAGCAATGTTCAGAAGAATATGTTGAAAGGTGCTCAGCAGCATGCTCGGAGTACGAGACAGAATCCGGCCAAGCTTCAGGAATTAACTGCCCAGTACGGGCAGCTTCTGAAACCCAGAGAGGGCCGTCCGGCTATGTTACCAGGGGTTCCTGCTCCAGGCGGCATGAGAGGCGGCGGAAAAACAAAAACCAAGGCTGGTGGCGCTCTAAGTAGGGATGTTCATTCTACGAAATATCAAATGGGCGGGATGGTTGGTATGTCCGGGCCACCCCCGGAAATTCCACGCTTCCCAGCAGCTGGGCCAGCACCAGCACCAGCACCGTCATCATTAAGTCGTTCTCAACAAAATCTTTTGAGGCAGGCACAGGAATATGCTCAAGAAACGGGGCAGAATCCGCAGGCTGTTCAGGATTTAACTGCTCAGCATGGCGACCTAAGAAGGCCTCCGCCAGCACCTACCTCCGCCAGAGGTCGTGGCGGCCCCCGTGGTGGTGGCGGTCGTAGAGGCGGTGGCGGTTAGTATCTTTTAGTGGCTATTGAT